CTAATAATACCGTCTGCACGTAAGTTACCTGGTGTGTATATACCGTTTGTAAACTCACTAGCATTATTCATACGCAACCAACCGTCATCAAAATCTGCACTCAATGCTGTTCTACTGTTAAACGCAATACCTCTATTATCGCTTGTGCTATTACCAGTAAAATCAATGATATCGTCGCTTGTGCTTGAATAATCATAAGTTCCGCTTGCAGTATCATTTGCATCACTGCGTATAAACGACCCACTATCAATACCATCTATAGTGTCAGCATCAAGTCCTGAACCTGATCCATCGTTGCCAGAGTGCCAAACAGTATGTGCTGTTGCAGTGCCATTGTCATAAAACTTAAGACCATTAATACCGCTGCCAATATCAAGTCTTTCGCCTGTAGCATCTGATGCTAATCTTAATGTGCCGCCGTTTACATATTGCATGTAAGCACGTCTTGTTGTACCTTGATACCATCCAATATAAGGAGAGTTGTTTGTTGTAGGAGCAACAATCTTAAATACTTCTCCGTCTCTTTGGAAAGTTATCTGTCCAGTTGCAGTGTCATTTGCATCACTACGTAAGAAACTAGCACCTTGAATACCATCAACAGTATCAGCATCAACGTTTGTAAGTCCACTACCATTACCAGTAAATGTGTTTGTACCAATATTAACATCGCCAAAGTTGCTGGTAATACTACCTGCATCTAATGCACCTGTACCAGTAATGCCTGTGTAACTTCCACTTATTCTTGCGTTAGGCACTGTACCTGATCCAAGATTATCTGCATTAAGAGATGTAATACCACTACCACTACCTGTTATACTTCCAGTAACACTTAGGTTATTAGAAACGGTAGTTGTAGTATTGTTTACTTCTAGTCTCTCTACACCTGCTGTAACAACACGCCATTGATCGGTTGCATGGAACTGAATATAGTTGTTGCTATCACCTGTGTGGTAGATTCTGTCAGCAAGTGCAATATCTTCAACACCTGTAATCACATTGCCATTCAAGTTTGTAGCACCAAGACTTACACTACCGGTTGCAGTCAAGTTACTTGTACCTATATCAATATTTCCAAATCCGCTTGTTATAGACCCGCTTCCAAGTGCACCAGTTCCTGTAATACTTGATTGGTGTTGTGTAATACTGGTAGCAGCAATTCTGCCATCTGGTACAGTACCGCTTGTAAGTTGGCTTGCATTAAGTGCAGTCAAGTTTGTACCAACACCACTAAAGCCTGTTGTGCCACTAAATGTAAATGTTGTGGTATTTACGCTCAAGTTTACACCAGGTACACTAAACAAATCGTTGCTTGCATTACCAATAATAATAGCATTACTTGTAGTATTTGCTGCTGTTTCAACGTTATAACCAATAAGAACGTTATTACTACCAGTTGTTAATGTATCGCCTGTGAATGCACCAATAGCAACGTTATTATCTCCAGTTACAAGTTCAAGTGCTTCAATACCAACACTAGTGTTATAATCACCAGCAGTACTGTTTGATTGCGAACTTTTACCTATTGCTGTGTTACCTGCACCTGCATTAGTTCTTTGCTCCATTGCATTTGCACCAACTGCTGTGTTGTTGCTCACAGTTGTTACAGCGTTTAATGCATTGTAGCCTAGTGCAGTATTTCTGTCACCTGTTAGTCCTCCTGCAAATGTAGCATCACCAATACCTGTGTTAAACTGTGCACCCGTACCAATGCTGCCGCCTTCACCAAACACCAAGTTTGTTGCTTCGCCTTGATTGCCTCTACCAATCCTATGACCATTTACAGTAATATCGCTTGTAAATGTTTTACCTGCTTGACTAGTTGGCAATCTAGCATCGTTTACAGTTCCACTTGACAAGTTAGTTGCATTAAGTGCTGTAATATTTGCACCATTACCGTAGAATCCTGATCCTGTGTAAATCTTTTTAGCAACACCTAAACCGCCGCCAACACGCACAGCACCACTAGTACTATTGCTTGCATCACTAGTATCACTAAATGTTTTTACACCTGCCATTGTTTGGTTACCGCCTAGGCGTGTACCTTGTACAGTACCTGATGTTAGCTGACTTGCATTTAAATCTGTAAGTCCGCTGCCATTACCAGTAAATGTGCTTGTACCGATGTTGATGTTTCCAAAACCAGTTGTGATACTACCGCTATTAAGTGCACCAGTACCTGTAATACTTGCTTGGTGTTGAGTTACGTTACTAACAGCAATACGAGCATCAGCTAGTGTACCACTATCAATATTAGATGCTGCAATGCTACCTGTAAAGCTGGCACCATGTACTGCACCACCTACACCTAGTCCGCCTGTTATGACAAGCGCACCTGTGCTTGTACTAGTAGCACTAGTGTTATTTGTAACGGTTGTTAATCCACTTGCTGTAAGAGTTGTAAATGCACCAGTTGAAGGTGTTGTTCCTCCGATTGGAACATTGTCGATAGCAGGTATAGTTAATGTTCCTGAAATACCAACATTGCCTGCGACACTTATATCATCTGCAAAACTAACAGTGCTTGTTGCGGCGCCAACATTGATTGTAGCTGCGCCTCCTCCAAAGTTTACTGTTGTAGCATTTGTGTTTAGTAAGTTAAATGATGTTTGGTTTGTTGTAATATCGCCACCGTCAACATTTAAATCGCCATCAACATCAAGATCGTTGTTAACACTTGTAGTACCTGTTGCAGCACCAATGTCAACTGCTGTAGCTGCACCAAATGCATTCACTGTAGTTGCATTTGTATTCAACAAGTTAAATGTTGTTTGGTTTGTTGTGATATCGCCACCGTCGACATTTAAATCAAGATCAACATCTAAGTTATTGTTAATACTTGTAGTGCCAGTTGATGCACCGATGTCTATAGCAGTTGCACTACCACCAAAGTTGATTGTAGTAGCTGTGTCATCAAACAATGCCATTGTGGTGCTTGCTGCCTCAATGCCAGTTGTAAACTCAGGAGATGTAGCAAAAACTGCTGCACCTGTTCCTGTTTCGTCACTTAACACGCTTGCAAGTTGCGCACTAGTTGTTGCAGCGAACTGATTCAATCCTGTTTCAGTTCTTGCTAATGTACCGCTTGTTGGAAGTGTTACACTTGTATTACCTGTTGTTGTAAGTCCAAGAGTGTGAGCACCAGTGTGTGTAAAGCTACCTCCTAGTGTGATAGTTTTACTACCATTGTTTACACCTGTACCACCATAAGTTGGATTAATGATTGTAGCTTGCCATGTACCTGTGTTAACAGTACCTAGTTGTTGTAAACTACTATTTACAACATTAGTACCAAGTGTTGTTGACGTTAAAACATTATTGCCATTTATACGATATGCTTTTGCACTTGCAAGTTCAAAGTTTTCACTGCTTGTCCAACTATCAGTAGCATCTACCCAGTTAATAGTTTTATCAGTTGTTCCTTTTAAGGTAATACCACCACCGTCTGCTGTAACATCAGTTGGTGTTGCAACATTGCCAAGTTCGATATTTTTATCTTCAACAATAAGTGTTGCACTATCAACTGTGGTTGTTGTACCATTAACTGTAAGATTTCCTGTTATTTCAACGTCACCTGCAATGTTTGTATTACCTGTAGTATACGCCATTGTTACTTTATTCAAGCCGTCGCCAAAGTTAAAGTTACCATCTTGATCAACTTGCATACGTCGAGTACCGGCTGTGTAGAAGTCTAAGTCGTCATTGTCAGTACCTGATGTTGTTTCGGCCACAATGTAAGTATCTTGGTCAACGTCGATTACACCGCCTAAACCACTCCAGTTTGTTCCATCATATCCTTCAAATTGTCCGTCTGTTGAGTTGTAACGAACTTGACCTTGTGCTGCTGTAGGTCTTTCAGCAGTTGTACCAACTGGAAGTTTTACAGCACTTGTATCACTAAAGTTTGTGTATCCAGTTACTGTAACATCGCCTTCGGTATCAATGGTCATTCTTGTTGTTGATGTTTGTAATGTTTCTCCACTAGTACCTGTTTGACCAGTTTTGATTATAACACTACCTCCAGTTGCATTACCTGTGCTTAATCCGCCTTGTATAGTGATATCGCCGCCGGCAATGTTTGTTCCTAGACCGTTTTCGCCTCTAATAACTGCACTCGAAGTACTTGCACTAGCTTCTGCACTACCAAAGATAACATCTCTATTTCTAATAACCATTGTATTATCTTTAGAAATAGTACCTTGCACTACTACATTGGCAGCAGTCACATTTGCAGCAGTTCTAACTGTAAATGATGTTGCATCAATAGTTGCGCCACTTACTGGCCATGTACCATCTAAGTTTGTGACATTACTTCCAGAAATAATAATAGAATCGCCTGCACGGACACCAAGTGTTTCAGGTGTATAAGTAAATGTTATTTCTGTTGATGTTAATACAGTACCTGTGGTTTCTGCACTCAAAAATACTTCAGTTTCGGTTACACCAGTAACAGTTGTGTTAGCAGGAATACTTCCGCTTCCTGTTACTGTCATACCATATTTTACACCAGTAGTGTCTGTAAATACCAAAGTTTTTTCAGCATTAGCAGTTGCTTCACTAGTATCTAAAGCAATACTTGCTAGGTTTACAACAACGTCTTGAGATGCTGTTGCTTCATAATCTAGAGCAAAACTTGTAATATCTCTCGTGTCGCTAGACTTACCTATTTTTACATTGTGTGCATCGCCTCCAAGTTCTAAAGTCGTAACATTAGTATTATAAACTTGACCTAGAGCATCGCTTGAAGAGCTAAGTTTAGCTGAACCAACGTCTAGTCCTTCAGCAAGGTCAAGTGCTGTACCCCACTCAGGTGTACTACCGTTTGACTTTAAGAAAGTATTTGCACGACCGATGTTCAAAGTATTTAATGTACCTGACGATTGTGCATAAAGTATATCACCTTGTGCATAGGTTGTTATAGCTGTGCCACCTCTATCAACAGGAACTGCACTTGTTAAGTTAGCAGGGTTTAAGAAGTATGCACTATCAAGTCCGTCAAGTGTACCAGCATCAACAATACCATCTTTAATGAATACTTCACCACTACCGTTTGAGTTAACATCAAACTGTGTTTGCAAGAAACGACTTACACCTAGTGTACTAAATGTACCTCCAGCATCATAGTCGGCATTTGCAATACCAATATTTACTGGATCACCATAATACTCACCTGCTGTGTTTAAACCAGTAAGAGTAATAGGGTTATCTGTTGTATTAGCTTTTTTCAAGGTTTGAACAACAACCTTGTATTCACTGTTACCAAACAATGCTGTCTCAGTATTAGCAACCCCACTTGCACCAAGTCTACTTGGAGATATTGTTCCAGAAATAATATTTTCTGCGTCAATGTTTGTAACAGCAAGAGTGTTCCAGTTTGCAATCAATCTACTTGAGGTGTTAACAATAGCATTTACTTGAACATTATTTCTAATAACTCTTGCACTACCTACACCATTAGTGCCAATATCTCTAGCGTTTGTAACTAGTCCATTGATACTGCTTAGTGCGTCTGAACGTAGAGCATGAATAGTAAATGAGTTAAGTGTGACACTTCCTACAAAGAATCTTGCACCACTTGCAATCTCTGTGCCATTCACAGTTGGCAATGCGTTGCTAGTTGAACCATCTTCCAGTGATACAAGTCTTATAGCATCACCTGTTGTAAATCCATGACCTACTACGACAACACTGTTATCAGTTAAGTTTACAGTGTATCTAGTAAAGTTGTGGTTGTTGTTAGCAGGTGTACTTAAGAAAGTTATCTGAGTATTTAAACTAAAGTCGTCATATACCTCAAAGGTGTCATCATCAACAACTTTAATATAATAAACATTACCGTTTAACAATCCGCCGATTGCAACATTTCCTAATGTATCATATGTTACTGGATCGCCATTTGAAAATCCGTGAGCTGTGACACTTACTCTACTATCTGTATAGTTTACTGCACCGCCGCCGCCTGTTGTACCAGCTAGGAAGTTATGACTAATAGTGTCATCAAAGTTAATATCATTAGAATTTTGCACTGCTGTATTATCTTCAACAAAGTCAATACTCGATGCACTAGCAACAAATAGTTCGCCTCCTAAGATGTCTACATACGCTCTATCTTCAATAGCAGATATTTCAATCTGGAATCCACTTCCTGTGCCGCCAATGTCACTAGCATTTGCACCTAACAAATCACCTGCCACATATCCTGTACCACCTCTTGTTAAGTCAACATCGGTAACAGCACCAGCCTGCACTGTGATGTTGGCTTTTGCACCTGTACCAGATCCAGTAACGCTTGTCATACTTACATTTTCGTATATTACCGATCCAGTTGTAGGAGTGTACAAGCTACCAGTTGTAATGTTAGCGTTATCTACACTTGCTGCAATACCTTCACGTAACTCTGTAACAGCACCTTGGGCGTTACCATCAGCACTTGTTACAATAGTATTTGCAGTACCAGTTACTGATTTTGAAGCTTCGTCGTCGCCTGTGTTTGCAATAGTAAATGTTGTTGTAGTAGGAACACTTAAAACCAAACCGTTTTGGTTATAGGTAGAATCGCCATCAACTGCAACTTTTACGTTGTTGTCCACATTAATATTATGTGCTCCGCTAGTTGTTATAGTCGCAATATTTCCACTTCTACTTACATCTGTAATAGTTGCAATAGTAAATGTATAAGTATCGTCGCTATCAAGTATTAAATACTGGCTACTGTTACTGCTACGTAAGAAGTAGTTATCAATAATTTCACTACTTACACCTTTTGAAGTAATATTTACTCCGCTGTCTACGCCATTTACATAGATATTTCCAGCACTTACTTCCCAAGGATCGCCAGTGCTATCATCTGTTTTATCCCATGCTTCTCCGATTGTAGCAACAAGAATATTAGTACTGAGAGAAAAATCACCTTTAGCATAAGCAGTTGCACCAGTTACTCCTGGTTGTGTAATAGTATCGCCGTCGCTTGCTGTAATAGTTCCAGATAAGTTAAGTTCTACCTGTTCGTATTCTTCAGTACCAATGTCACCAGCTTTCAAGTCAACTGCCGGAATATCTTCAATTTGTTCTAATCTAGATCGATATCCTTTGGTATTTGTGTTTGTAAACTGTCTAGTAGCAGGAATCAAGTCTGCGTTAAGCTGACCGTTAACATTGAGCTGTACAATAGCACCCGGAACAGCAGCAGAACTAACTGTCTTGTCAATAAAACCACCTAGTCTGTTTGACAAGAAGCTTCTAACAGCAAGCTGAGTACTCAAACGATTGTTGCTTGCGCCGCCTATTTCGTCATCACCTAAGTTAACATCAGTTGATATTTCTTCAATAGCAACATCACTAACACTAAGTTTCAAAGCGTCAAGTTCATCAACCTGCACTTTGTTTCTAAAGGTAATGTTACCAGTTCTGTTGAACGCTGTAATAAAGTCACCAACTTTAAAGTCACCAAGTTCGTTTGTACCCGATGAGTAGCAACGTCCTGGCAGTTCTTCAAACTGTTCGTATTCTTCTCTTGTATTACCGCCGTTTTGTGGTAGAGCGTTGTAGTCTGTACCCGAACCTGCATATTCCCAAGTGTGTGCAGAACTGTTAACAATACTAGGTCTGTGGAACCAAAGTTGCTTCTCTGGAAGGTTGATAGTGTTTGTAACACTACTACTTCCGTCTGTAGCAGTGATGCTAAATGTTGCTGTACTCAAACCACGTTTAGTGGAAACTTCGTTTACACCAATATTTGTGTTAGGTGTGCCACTATGGTCTTCTGTAATAGTGCTAGTTGCATCAAACTGAATACGTAATGTGCTTGAGCCGACTGTAACTTCTTCAATACTTACAACAAGTAAGCGATCTGCAGGAATCCAACTTGCTACAATAGCACTGTTATTGTTAGCACCTGTTGAACCTGTGATTGCTCTTCCTGGCACAAAGTTATAACTTTCTGCACCAGATTCTAGTTCAAGAGTTTGGTATGTTGTATGACTTGACAATACTTCTTCAACAAAAAACTCAATAATATTACTTTTGAATATATGGTTTCCTGTGTTACTAAAGTTACTAAAGATTGTTACTTCAAACTCGCCACCGTCGTCATATGCAAGTGTAAATTCATCTTCGTTAATAATATTCACATAGTAAGTTTGTTCATCATCTAAACCACCAATAATAGTATTGCCATTGGCACTATAAACAACTTTTTGTAGATTTGTAAATCCGTGTCCTACTATTGTAAATATACCTGTAGCAACATCTAAAGCTGTTGCTGCATCAAATGATGTTTCTGTAGGTGTTGGAATATAGTCATTTGTTATGTCACCTTCACTACTTACATCAAATGGATCTGGAAGTGTATCTGGATCTCTAATAATATCTGTAACAATATTAAATCTACTTTGAACAAAATCCTCAACTTCTGTAGTAATCTGTCCATATCCTGAGATTTCTGTGTTTGCAAGTGTAGCAGCTTGTTGAATAGCTTTGATTGTTTGCAGTTCTTGTCCTGAAATTTGACTTCTAGAACTGTCTGCAATGTTTGCAGTAAAGTAACTCAAACCTGCGTTTCTAGAATATCTGTTTCCTGTATCCCACGTATCTTTAGCAACTGCATTTACAATCAGTTTTGTATCTCTCAAACATTTACTTTGATCATATGTAAAGTTGTACCACAATCCAGCATCGATTTGTTCATTAATGTATTGTGTAACTCTTTGAGCAATGTTAGTTGCACCTTCTGTTCCTAATGCATTGTTAGAATCGGCAACAAGTGTTTGGTTCGGCCATGTTGTGTCTGGTTCGCTTCTAACGATTTCGCCACCGTCGTTGTCAAGGTGATCAACTACAATTTGTACAAGTGCTTGGGCTTGTGTGCTTGCTGCTGCACTACCTGCGGCTGCACTTGTATCCTGTGTTTCCACATTTCCACTTGAAACTGTAACAGTGTTTTCTAAAATAACATCACCAATAACATCTTTGAGTCTGCCGTATGCAGCGATTGTTTCTTCTTTTTCACCTGATCCATATTGTGCGGATGTTCCAACAAAGTATTGGAAAGCTGCATCTCTAGTAAGCAAGTTACCACCGTATGTCAAGTCATAAACAAGTGCATCAATAATAAGTGCAGTGTCTCTTTCGCACTTTGTTGCGTTATAAGTAAAATCTGTTGCAAACGGAGGTGTTCCTGCTGCAACTTGATCGGCGATCCATGCTGTAACTTCTTTCTTGATAAATGTTTTGTTGTTTAATAGCTGTGTAACTGCATTTGCATAGCCACTGTCACTAGCATTTCCAGTTCCGCCTGTTGGAGTTGGATAGCTGTATGTGTCTGCAATCTCTCCAGGAACATCGTTACTACTACCATTGGTAATAATATCAATAACTTCATCCCAAAGGGCATTTGCTCTGGTAACTGCTGTTGCATCATTTAATGCTGCTGCGGTATATGCTTTTGCTTGTGTAAATGCTTCTACAGTTTGATCTCTTTGATCATTAATAACAGTGTCGCTTGTTCCGTTATAATATTTAATAGCACTACTAATAGTTCTGTAGTTACTGTTAAACATAATATCGTAACGTATAGCATCTAACAAGAATCTTACATCTCTTCTACACTTTTCTTCATTGTATGTAAATCCAGCCCAAATATTTGCAGTAGCTGATGAAATCTGTGCATTAATCCATGTGACAGTGTCATTAGCAATCTGGTCTTCTTTACTTTTAAGAACATCATATGCTTCTTTATATCCTGGTTCTCTGTATCTAAGAACAAATTCTTCAACTGGTGCTGTTCTGTTTAGCCCCACCATTGTGATAGTTTGTTTGCCTTCACTTTGACCAGTTTGAGTAACAAACGCACGGTCAAACTCGAACGCTTTTGGAGAATAACCAGATGAACGCAGAGCATACAAACCAAAGTTAGTAGCAGAGTTGGTAATAGAACAATAACCACCAGATTGTGTGTAAACACCGTTTAGTAGGAAGATTTGGAAACAGCTAACGATCTGTGCATAAGCATCGTTAAGTAGACGCCAACCTGTACCACCAAATGAAAGCATGGTGTATGCGTTAGCAACCATTGATTTACCTTGTTCAGGTACAGCGCCAATGGCAGGGTTTTCAGCTTCAATAGCAAACTGAGGAACGTTAGGAGAGTTTACAAGTGCACCATCAATCTTTGCACCACTACCTCCTAAAAACGAAATAATAGAACAGTTCTGTGTATACGGTGAAGTTACAATGCTTGGTTTTGTATTAGGTAAGTTTGTATATTCCGCACGGTCTGTTATATCTGTTGCATCAGGGTCATCAAACGTTGTTGCATAATCCCATGTAATCAATGGAACAAAGTTATCGTCAACGCCATCTCTAAATGTAAATTCACCAAAGTAACATGCGTTACGAACACGTAGCATGTCCAAGTTAGCATTTGCAGGACGAATAATACATCCACGCAAACCGTCACCTTTGATAACAACGTTATCTGGAACAATAACTGGGTTGTCTTCTGTGTAGTCACCAACCGCAACTTTTATGTTAACACGTTTGTTGGTTAAAGTTCCATCAGGATTGTAAACTAAAGCACTTGCAAGTTTACATGCACGTTTAAGAGTTTTAACTGGTGCTGTCTGACCATCATTTTCATCGTCACCTTTGTCTGCACTAACATAGATAACATTTCCGCCAAACAAGTCTGAATCAACAAATTCTAGTTGTCCTGTAGCATCTGTACGTAGCAACTGACCTTTTGTACCTGCTGTAAGAGGCAAAGTTAGATTATAACTAGCAGGAAGTGTATCAGGTGCTTTAATTTTTACTCCATCTTCACCAGATGCAGTAAGTTCTCTAAATGTAATAGCAGTTGCATTTTCCATGTCAAGGGCTTCTTTGATGTTCAAACCCTCGTTGGTTATTGTCATCTTTTCAGAATCATTAACTGTAAATGAAATCTCTGCTGATGCACTATCTCCTGCATCATCTACTTTTACTTCAGTATTGTTTTCAAATATTCTTTTGGTAATATCTTGAACTGTATTATCATCACGCAGTAGGAACACTTTACCGTCTGCTGTGTTAATAGCTAGTTCGCCTGATTCTAGTTGAGATACTAGCGGTTGCTTACCCGCGACCGCACTTCGCTTGTGTCTAATCTTTGTTGCCATTAAGGCTGCCTCCTATTTAGGTGTGGGTCAAGTCTATAAAGACGCCCGTACTACACGATAGAAATCGTTGTAATGTTATTTATCATAGGAATAAAAGTGGCAGCTTTTTAGAAGCTACCACCGTCGATTGTATCAGTCCAAACTGGTGTTGCATCCACATCGCTTGTTACAGTTAATATTTGGAAACTGTCTGTTGCATCAGCTGTGCCTGCTGCTGCTGTAACTTGAACTGGATCTGCTGCATTACCATAAAGTATACCATCTGTGGTAAATGTGCTTACACCAGTACCACCGTACTGTACTTCAAGATCAGTTGTAAGTGTTAGTGTTCCAACATCTGCATTTACTACTATTAATCTGTTGTTAATACTATCAATGATTTCTGTGCTGTCATCAGCAAATACACTTCCTCTAAACCCTGATGCGTCAAGTATACCAGTAACAAACAGGTCTTGATCTATTTGTAAGTCTGTTGTGATTGTTGTTGTATTTTCGCTTATTCTAAGTTTTTCAACTAGCGAACCTGCTATCATATTACTTACAACAAAGTCAAAATCTTCTTGTCCGCCGGTAACATCTTGAGCAATCACATCAAACTGTACACCTGTTTCAAAGTTGCTGTTTGTTGTTTCAAGCTCAAACTTCATACCAACACCAGAGCCTGCAACAGGTGTTCCACTTACGCTATGATGCGCTAGTGTAACTGGATAAACAATATCATCTGCTGCGCTATCAGGAGCATTTGATACTATTTTAAAATCATCTGGTGTTTCAATAGTACCAGCTTTGATTAACAACTTATCAGTGTATAAATCTGTAAGTTGTAGTGTTCCAGTTGTATCACCGCCAATAAATCCTTGAACAAATAAGTTTTCTGCAACACCTAATCCACCTGCAATAGTAAGTGCACCAGTGTCATATCTATAACTTGTGCTTGTGTTTGCAATATCAACTTGTATGCTAGAATCAATATCAAGATCAGTTTGTGTAAGAGTCAGTCTCTTTACACCATTAGTAAAGAACTCTAATGTATCTTCATCTGATCCTGGTGCTGTTTCTGGTCTAATAAATGTGTCTTGGTCAACGTCTTTTACGCCACCTAGCGAACCCCAAGCAGTACCATCATAACCTTCAAACAAAGTATCATCTGTGTTAAATCTAATTTGACCTGTTACAGGTGATGTTCTTTGAGCAGTTGTACCAGCTGGAAGTTGGAGACTTGCTGTACTATCAAATATAAAGTTTTCGTTGTTAAATGTAATAGTACCTGTTTCAGCACCAAATGTAATGCTTGTTGCATCTCCAAATGCATTTACTGTTGTAGCATTTGCATTTGCAAGATTAAATGTAGTTGCTGTTGTGGTAATATCTCCGCCGTTAACTGCAACATCTCCAGCTGCTTCAATATTTCTATCAACAACAACATCAACACCTACAGTAAGGTTTTTCTCAATACCAACGCCGCCTTCGACAACTAATGCTCCAGTGTCTTTGTCAACACTATCAGTTACATTTTGTATAACAATCTTTGGAGTTGCACCAAATGTAATATTTTCTGTAGTATTTTGAGTATCAACATTGATATAACTTGCAGATGCTTGTCTAACAGTGAATGCTTCTGCTGTGTTATCAGGAATGTTAAAGTCTGCATCACCAGCTACATTGATTGCATCTAATACTGCATCGTCACCAAATGTAAGCGAACCATCAACTTGCATATTGCCAGTAACAAATACATTACCGTTTATGCCCACGCCGCCTGATACTACTAATGCACCTGTATTTGAATCTGTTGCTTCTGTTGTGTTTTGGATTCTAATAACTGGATTTACACCAAATAATACTTGTTCTGCACCATCTGTTGTGTTTACTTTGAAGTAACTGTTTGCACCTTCTAGTATTTCAAATGCACCTGTTGTAGCATCGTACACATTGTATGTTGCATTTGCATTAACTGTAAGATTGTCTACAACACTGTCGTTTGTACCAATAGTAACACTACCGTCTACATCAAGAGCACCATTTAATACAGTGTTGTTATAAACTCTTAAATCACCTCTTACATTGAGATTTTTCTCAATGCCCATGCCACCTTCGATAACCAACAAACCACTGTCTGGACTGTCTGACTGGGTTGTTCCTTCAAATGTAATACTTGTTATTGTATCATCTAAACGGAATGATGTTGTGCTCAGATTCATTCTTTCCAAGCCATCTGTAACAAAACTCAGTTCGTTTTCATTTGATCCTGGCGAGCTTTCTGCTTCGATATATGTGTTACCATCTACATCTCTAACACCGCCTAGTGTGTTCCAAGCAATACCATCGTAGCCTTCAAAAATACCCAAGTCGGTGTTGAAACGAATATAACCTTCATCTGGGACAAGTCCTCTTTCACCTGTTGTACCTGTTGGTATTTTCATGTTATAAACACTGGTAAATCTAATGTAGTCGTTTTCTACTGTAAAGTTACCAGGAACAATACCTGCACTACCAATAGTGATTTCAGTAGCATCGCCAAACGCTTCAACTGTACCAGCTGTATCGTTGAATAAGCTCAAACTTGCGCTATCTGTACTAACAATAGTACCTTCGAAGAAAATATCGCCGCCAACATTTAAGTTTTTACCAATGCCTACGCCACCAGCAACTGTAAATGCACCGTCGGTTTTATTAGGACTTTCTTTATCGTTCAAAACACTAACAGTAGGAATAACACCAAATGTAATGTTTTCAAGTGCATTTCTAGTATCAATACTAATATAATCTTCTGTACTCATGCTTACATTAAATGCTTGTTGAGTTTCATCAGGTAATGTTAGGTCAAAGTCACCAACAATAGTTGTATTGCCGCCTACATCAAGTGTACCAGTTACATCTAAATCATGTTTGATTTCTGTTAAACCAACTGTGTCAGCACCTATTACAATACTAGTTGCACCACCTGCAAAGTTCACTGTGCTTGCGTTATCGTTGATCAAGTTAAACACAGTTGAAGTTGTACTTAAATCGCCACCGTCTACTGCAATATCAGTTTCAAACTGTACATCGCCTTCTACAACACCGCCAGTTAGTTTGTTTAGATATCTGTTTTCAACATACGTTACAACTGCAACTTGTGTAGGCACTGTATTAATATCAGCAACACCTGTGCTTGCAGTCATGTCTGCATTGTTACTTACTTCTTGTAGTTCAACACCAACAGGAATACCAAAACGTTTAAATGGACCAATACTTGCAATACCACTTAGATTGATTTCTTCAGCGTTTAATGTAATAGCACCTGTAAGTGCATTAACATTAAAGAAGTTACCAACTTTAAAGTTACCGATTTGGTCAACTGTACCACCTGCAAAAACCTTACCGTTATCTGTTTCAACAAACTCGTTTTCTGCAATAGGTGATCCGCCAAAGAATGGTAGAGCATTATAGGTAATACCTGCGCCAACATATTCAAATGCATGACCCGAAGTACTAACTGTGCTAACACGTTGCATACTTCCTTTTGTACCTTCAAGAACAGAAACAACACCTGGGAACAATGTTAGATTAGCTATACCACCATATTCGATGTTAAGTAGTCTAATCGCTTCATCTACAATATCGTCTAAATCATTTAAGATATCTTCACGCTGTTGTTTGACAAGAGAAGTTGGTCCTAAACTATCATAATGATGATCTTCCTCTGCAGGCAAATACGAAGTTCCTCCATATTCTATAACATCTGCAATTTTATTGATCAATAAAGATGCATAGCCACCTGATGTAGAACTTCCGCCTATTGTTCCATAAGTTTGTGTTTCTGTAGTTCCAGATGTTGCTGTTACTTTCAAGTTTTGTGCAACTTTTTCAACTACGTCAGCAAGATGTCTATAGCTTAGTTCTGTAATAGATTCTTGTCCTGCAATAACTGCATTACTATAATATGCTTCAGCTGCACGACGAGTTTGTTTATTGCCTCCAAACGTCATATCATAAACTGCTGCATCAACAATATAGGCAGTGTCTCTTTCACATTTTGCAACATCATAATCAAAAGATACAATGTTATCTGTAATATATGTAATAGTGCCTTCTTGTATTGTTGAGATATTATTCTCAACATTTATCATTGCTTCTGAAAGTCCAACTTCGATCCAGCTTACATCAGGGTTGCTGTTTTGCGGAGTTGTTGCAAGTCCGTCTGAATCAGATATAGCAGTAATAACAATATCAAATAATTCACCAAGTTCTTCGCTTTCTGACGATGTTCCATATGTTCCAGATATACTTTGTGTTTCTGGATTACCAACCTCAGGAACAACAGCAGCACCTTGAATGACTTGAATAGCTGTATCTCGCAAATGTTCTAATGCATCTTGTGTTTGAGATTCTTGTCCATAAACTTGTATTACACCGTCGTCAAAATAACTACGAGTAGCAATCAAAATACTTCTATTACCAAGATATAATAAGTCATGTGTAGCCGCATCAATAATACGTCCAGTATCTCTGCGACACTTGCTTTCATCATAACTAAATCCGTTTAGTACAGTATTAATATAGTTAATGTTATCGTCAAGTAACGCAGTTCTGTTTGTATTAATCAAATCCTTACTTGCAAGCAAGTTTGAAGAACTCCAAGTATCATCCAGTGCTTCGTCTGCTGGCAATAACTCTAAAGTATTTGCTTTTACTACATCTCTAATAATATTAGCAAGTTCTGTTGATTTATTTGCTTCTTCACTTGATACAAGTCCAGCAGATGTATCTTGCCCTGAGTATGCTTCAAGTAAAACATCATATGTGATAAGACCAAGTTGTTCCATAGCGTTGCCTGTAGCAGTCCTTTGGTCTGCTGGAAGTTGACTTGTAGTACCAACAAAATATGCTTTAGCTGCTTCTTTTGTTGCAAGATTTGTGTTATAGTTTAAGTCATGACTGATTGCATCAATAATGTAACCTAAATCTCTACGACATGTTGCTTCGTCATATACCAAAGATGGTTCGTTGTCTCTTATCCATAAAATAACTTCGTCTTCGATTAGTTTTCTATTATTTTGAAGCTGTATTCTTGCATTAGTGTGATCAACATTTACTCCAGTTGATGTCCATGTTAATGCATCTGCATTTGCTGTACCATTAGTTAAAATATCAATCACTTCATCAAATGCTGCACTTACTGCTGAGATACTTGGAGCATCTGTAAGAACTGCTATTGTTTGTGTTTTTAATCTTGTGATTGCTGAGATAGTTTCGGTTAACTGATCGTTTATAACTTTTGCGGAGTTTGCTCTACGATAAGATAGACCATTCAACACAGCCCAATAGTTTGTTCCTAATGTTAAATCTTTTATAATACCATCTAATATTAATCCACTGTCTCTTCTACATTTTGTTGCATCGTATATAAAATATTGATTGTTGATGTGTAGAACAGTTTCTTCAATCAAGAAATCTCTATTGTCTTGTAGCAATCTCGCTGAATCAATACGTTCTTGGCTAGCAGGAGTTGGTGATGGAAATGTTGTACCTTCACTTGGTTCTACTTCATATTGAACAATATTAAAGAAGTTTTCAAAGTTTTCTGTAATACGTGTTGTTGCAACCGAATCTGCTGCTGCATATGCTAATGCTTGTGTTTTAACATATCTTAGAGCCATTATAGTTGCAGGATTTTGATTTACATTAAAATACGTTGCTGTTGCACGTTGATATGCTTGAGCTGCAACTATTGTGTTGTGATTAGTTCCTAATCTTGTATCGCGAATGACTGCTTCTAAAACCAGTTGTACATCTCGTTTACATTTTGTTTGATCGTATGTAAAATCAGGATAGTTTTCTAAAACAAATGTTGTAGTTTCTTCTCCTAGATTATTTCTTTGTCCGTATGTTGTTAATGCTGCTGCTTCAACATCATCTGCTGCAAAACTAATATCAGGCAAAATTTGTTCTGGCAGATTGTTTAGATTACCCGCATCAATAACATCGATAATGATTTGCACTAGTTGTTGTAAAATAGTAGATTCTGTACCTGTTGCTGGCTCACCGCTTGTGTCTTGTGTAGTATCGTTACCGGTTGATCTACTTACAGCACCTTCTAAAACAACTTGACTTACAACTGTTTTTAATCTATCGTATGCAGCAGTTGTTGCTTCTATTTCGTCTGAATCTGTTCCTAGCTGGTTTGCAGTACCAACAAAATATGCCTCTGCTGCAACTCTTGTTTGAGTATTACCGCCATATAAAACATCATACGCAAGTGCATCTACAATGTAACCAACATCTCTTTTACATTTTCTTTCATTGTAACCATTGCCGTTGTTATAAACGGATGGATAAGTAATGTTTACCCATGCTGCTATCTCATCTTTTATAAACTCTTTGTTTGCAACCAGTTGTGCATTTGCATTTACTTTAGCATCATTTACACCAGTTGGTGCAGGGTAAGTAACTGTATCTGCATTTGTAATGTTTACATCTATTTCTTCTAAAACATCTACTTTGATAGCAGGCATATTATCTTGCCAGTTGTTGAAGGCAAATATCAAGTCTGCATCAGTGATATGTGAAATACTTGGCTCTGTAAGTGTTGGTAATACATTTGTATTTCCTGCTTCAATAACATCAATTACAACCTGTACAAGAGTACCAACTTCATCAACTTCTGTTGATGTTGCTGGATTAGTAGTTGTTTGTTGCCCCGAATAGGTTTCTAATATTATGTTTTGCATAATATTAATCAGTTCGTTGTATGCAGCTATCGTGGCTGTTATCTCATCAGCACTTCCTAACTGACTTACTGTGCCTACTAGGTATGCATCAGCAGCTCTTCTTGTTGCAAAGTTGCCTCCATACTGAACGTCAAAACACACTGCGTCTGTGATAAATTTTACATCTCTTTCACATTTTACACTGTCGTATGTTAAACTTGGAAAGTTTGCAGCAATCCAAGTTGTAAGTTCAGTTGCAATATAGCCTCTGTTAAGTTGCAATAGTTCTCTTGCATATCTTTTGTTTACATCGACACCCGGATCTGTAAAAGTAATAGTATCTACAACATTTTCATCTTGACTACTATCAGCATTTTGTATGATATCGAGTATTTCGTCGAATGCTGCATCACTTCTTGTTACTGCTGTGCTACTAGATTCCATATAAGTTTCTGCACTAATGGTTTTCATGTATTCGTATGCACGTACAGTTTGTTGAGATTGGTTGCTCAACAAATATCCACTATTAGCTCTTTGGTAACTCAATCCTGTTGTGACTGCATTGTAGTTTGTATTTAAAATAACATCCCATGCTACGCTATCAACAATGTAACCTATATCTCTTTCACACTTTTCTTTATTGAAGTTTAAACCTGTGAAAATATCTAAAAACTCTGTGAATAAGTTGTTAACTCTTGTTGTTGCTGTTGCACTTGCTGCAACATCTCCTAATGCAAGAATACTGTCCCTTGTATTTTCAAATGTTGCTTTTGAAACTGTAAACTGTACATCCGAAGATACAACACTTGCATTTGCTCTTGCATAACTTACTGCTGCTGTTATTGTTCTAGAGTTACTGCCTGTTGCAATATCATAACCAATAGCTTCAACTAATAATCTAGTATCTCTTTCACATTTACTTTGATTATAAGACAAGTTTGTAAACTGTGTACTAATATAGTTTGTAAGTTCGTCTACAATAAAGTCTTTGTTGGCTACAATATTATCTGCTGCTGCTCTTGTGCCTTCATCGATTGTAGTAATACTTCCTAAATCGATATCAGGAGCCGCAGTACTATCACCTTGATTTAAGTATGAAACTATTTCTGCAAAACGTTCAATAATATAATATCTTGCATCTTCATTTGCAGGATCACTATCAGGAATACGAGCAAGCATTTCGTCTCTTGCTGCTTCAATACCGTAAATAGTTGGAGCAAGTTGTGCTGCAAGAACTTTATTTGCTCTTGCACGTAAATAACTTCTACCTGCTGCAATACTTTGATAGTTAGTTCCCATAACTAGATCACCAGCAACTGCATCTACAATGCGTTGTGTGTCTCTACGACAGACAGCTTCGTCATATATAAACGGTTGTTGTGTAATATCATTTGCAGTTACATAATATGCATTTGAATCGCCAGGAAACTGTAATATACTACCAGTTTGTGGAATATCTCTCAAACCATTAACTTGAATGATTCTATTTGTAACAAGGTTAGCTGTAGCTGTTGCAATAACGTCAAACCCGCCGCCAACAAATCTTACATCAGGTATTCTATCATAACCAGTACCGCCGTTTACTATTGTAACAGCAGAAATCTGTCCAGTTGTTGCATCAAGCGATGCTGTACCAGTAGCCGTTATACCATTAGGATCTCCTAAAGGTGGATCAAACTCAACAGTAGGTACACTAGTATATCCTGCACCTGTACTATTTACTGTAACACTACCTACACTTGAAAAATAATCCTGTGTTGGTCTAGCATTAGTAAATACTTTATCAAATAATCCGTCAGCAATGATAGCATAAGTTCCAAAGTCACTAACACTGTTTGAAATACTTAGATATCCGCCTTTTGTTGCTTGGAAACCAACTCTTGTAAAAACAGAGAAGCAGCTAACAATCTGTGTATAACCTTCATTTGTAATGTGGAAACCAATACCACCTTGTGCAATCTGTGTAAATGCGTCAGCAACAAATGATTTAACCAAACTGTTTGGATCATATTGATTACCATCAACCAACATACCATTACCGCCGCCAGTTGTGTTAACACGTTTTGCTAGTGGAACTGTAGGATCATTCTCAATAGGCCTTGCACCTGGTGCAACACCTTCGATTTGTACAGTTTCAAATGGTATAAACTCAGTTCCGTCATTTAACCAAGGACCATTCATGTTTGTACAGTTTTGAACATAAGGTGACACAGTAACAAGTGCACCTGGTTTGATTTCAGCACACCAACCTGGATCTCTTAGTGCACGGAAAGTAAGTTGAAACAAATAACACGCATTATCCATATAAAATATAGTTTCTGTATTATTTTTTGGATAAATTTGAGTATTACGTAAACTATCACCTCTAACAGTTTGTCTTGCTTTTAGTGTAATAGGGTTTTCTTCATAAAAGTCTCCGGCAGCAACATGTATTGTAGCACCAGCAGGAGCTGCTTCAACCGCTGCTTTAACAGTTCTTTTTGCTTGTCCCGGTCCTGCACCTTTACCGTTGTTACTATCGTTACCTTGTAAACTCACATAGTAAACATTATCATTTGTTGCGCCAGGCGAGTTTCCTGTTACATTTAGATTACCTGTTATTGTAACATCTTTTCCTGGCAACGGTGTAAGTTCAATACTACCATCTGCGTTCAAAACAAACGATTGATTGTTTACTTTTCTTTCGTGTAATATCTGCTTCTTTATGTACTTCATTATACTTCCAAATAACTAATAGTAGCACTTAGTTTGTCGTCGTCAGGGCTGTTCAAAATAACCCTATCGCCTGCTTCCAATATCAGTCTTTCAACATTAAATGTAAATGTTTCTTGAGCTGGTAAAGATATACTATTCAATATTAAATTTTCGTTTGATTTAACTCCTCCAGATCCTTTAATAACATGCATATTAAAAGAACTATCGTTTATACTGTTAGACGATGACGCATAGTTACAAACAAGTAATGTTGTGATAGCATACTTTTTGTCAGCAGGAACCGATAATGCCGTTGTGTCAGTTGATAGTATTGATACATTGTTTATTGCCATAATCTAATCCTTTAAAAAATAATACTGTAAAGTAATGCTTTGTTCCTACTAATCAATTCGTCGTTTGTGCTGTTTTCATTAATAAAAAACAAACCTGTACCGCCGTCTGCTTCAGTCTTTGAATACAACTTTATACCATCAGTTGGTGCAGTTGGGTCTGTTTGTTTTTCTATTTCAAACGGAAACCCTGTAATAATACTGCCTGTTCCATTGGCTGATATCCTCAAGTTACCATCAAGATTTGTTGTTTCCAAATCTCCAGTGCTAAAACGATAATCGAATATATCTGCATATGATGCTTTAAAAGTTGCTGTAACAATATTGTCTATTTGAATATCAACGCTGCTTACAGTAACATCTGGATCATCTGCATCAAATGCAGTTACCCTTGTGTCACTATCTTGAAGTGCGGCAATAGTATCTTGGAAGTTCCTTGAGTTATATGCCTTGACATAATCTTTTACAGATTTGACGTTTGGTATTGCATCGTCGTCAACTGGTGGTTGTAATCTGTCGTCAGTGCTTGGGTTTCCTTGTATTGCACCACTAACATACGGAAATAGTTGTTGTTCGTAGTCTACTGTGCCTGTAACACTTAGAAATCCTGTTGAGTTTTCTCCTAAGAGATACAGATTTTGATCATCTGCTGTTTTAATACTTGCAACATGAATACCTAGGAAATCACCATTGTCATTTGTAAAACTAAATGCACCTGGCTGACTATCATTACCACCCGAGTCAATAGTTGTTAATCTTTCATCAAATAGTAGGTTAGCAAAAGTTAAAGTTCCTCTATCTATAATCAAGCCGGCAGTGTTTAATGAAACACCAGCGCCTGTTTCGCCGCTGTTGACTGTAATAGTATTATCAGATACTACCAAGTCACTAGAGCCAACAGTTGTTGTTTCACCTTGCACATTTAAGTTTCCATTAACGAATACTGTGCCTGTGCCGTCACCTGTATCAAATGTAAAGTTGCCTCCGTCGGAGATCTTTACTTTGTATTCGCTTACTTGATCATACTGTTGTAACTTTAACATGTATCACTCCTTAGATAGCTGTAAGTCTAAGTAATGATTCTGTTGAGTCGTCTTCTGCTGTCCATGTATAACGATTGTTGTTGAAGTCTACTGCTGTTCTGTTAAACAACTTTTTGATTGCAATAGCACCACCGCCATCAACAATACCAATGATTTGGCATTCGCCGTTTGCATTTGGTGCAGAACCATCCGAAGTTAATGTGCATACTTCAGTGACTGAATCACCGTCATTTGAACAGTTAAACTTGTTTGTTGCTCTTTGTGAAAGAATTTTTCCTTCATACAAACTTCCACCTGAGTAGAAGCGGATTGGAACTGTAGGTGCTGCATCAACACCAGTTGCTCCGAAGTTTCTTTTATTTACTGGACGTCCCATTGTTTTCTCCTTATGTTGACGTTCTAGGTCTACGGGGTTGGGTCCCCATAAGTCCTCATCGTGAGGCTCTCCTCTTGACATAAGTATTTATCTTTTTCGTAAAAATGGGTTATAATGTCCGTAAAAAAAGGCCTACCGTAGTAGACCTTTTTTAATAGTGATAGGTAGGACTAAGGATTACCTACAAGTGCCGTGACATATCCTGTCTACATAACTAGCACAACCTCACAATAGAATGGTTAGTTCTACTTTCTCTGCAACGCCTTGTCTCCAAAGTCTTACAGCGCCACCACAGCGTGTGAGTCAAGTTAATGCCTATGTGAAGCATCGTTTCCTTGCACTATCTAACTCGGACCGTCGTCTTTGTTATGTACTTAATATAGCAAAAGAATAAGCTAAGGTCAACCACTTTTTTTAAAAAAGTCATAAAAAAAGGCCCCGTAGAGCCTTTTTTCTTATTTTTAAAATAAAACTTAGCTGAAGCTTAGGTTTGCAGAAGTAACTTCTACTTTTTCTAGGTAGTCAGCTGCGTTACCAAGTGAAGACGCTGTGTTTGAAAGCTCAACATAACCGTAACGAGTCATGAAGCTCACGACTGGTTCGAATGTTGTTGGATCAAGTACAACACCGCTTGACATCAATGGGATGTATGGGCAGTAGAATGCTGCTGCGTCTGATTCAGATGAACCTTTGTAACCTACAAGTACATCATCGTCGTCTGCATATGTGTTAACATAAATGCGCATTGCGTTGTTTAGTGTACCAACCATTTTTGTGTTTGTTGGTGCTTCAAATGAACCTTCAGTAGTACGTGCAAACGCTGATGTTGTTGCTGATTGTAGTACTGTTAAGATTGCTGGTGATACAACAGCCCAGTTACCTGCGCCTCTACGTGTACGTTGTGCGATACGGTTTGCTGCACGGTTAACTAGAACCGCTAATGCTGCATGTTCGTCACCAACGAATGTAGCTGTACCAGATACACCTGCTTGGTTGTATGTGTCTGTACCTGTACCTGCAAGTGTTGCTAGGCTACGTAGTACTTCTTGGTCGATTTCAGCAGTAATCTCTTGTGCAAGTGCTGCCATGATTTCTGCTTCTACGTCGATACCGTGTTGTGACTGAGCGTCTTGAGCTGACTCAAATGTCCAACGTGCTGATAGCTTACGTGATTTAGCTTCAACAGTTTGCTTCAAGATTTGGATGCTTAGTCTATTACCAGCTGTACCTTCTTTTGTTGCAGTTGCGTCTGCTTTACCATTTGCATTACCTGAATAACCTTCAGCAATTTTAAATGGTGAAAGTGCTTCTTCACCTGCTGTTGTTGATCCACCTGCTGTACCTGTGAACGCATCTGCATAGCGTACACGCAATGTGTGAATCTGGCCAACTGGACCAGTCATTGGTTGAACACCAACGATTTCGTTCGCGATCACTGTTGGCATAACACGTCTGATTACTGGTAGAATCACACGGTTTAATGTTGCTACGTTACCTGCAGAAGTTGCACCCGCTGTTGCTGTCTCCATCAAATGCTTACGAGTATTTTCAAGAGTTGTTTCCATAACAGCTTTTTTGTTGCCTGAAAGGCCTTCGACTAGGGCACCTTTGGTCTCCTGCCAGCGACTTTCTAATAGTTCTGACATAATGTTTCTCCTTTATAATCCAGCTAGACGCTTAATATCAATGACATTTTTGTCATTTGCGTCTGCTTCATTATTGAACTTTTCTTTTCTGTTGCCTGTAATTTCTTTGCCTTCTGTTAATGGTGCCTTCTGCTTTGCTGGGCTCTTACCATCAATAACCGATGGTAGGTATTTGTCAAACGATTCACGTAGTTTCTTCGTTTGAACTGTTTCCAGTAAATCTGTCATGATTTCTCGCTGATCTTTACCTAATGGTGCAATCAACTCGTTCATTACTTTTGTACGCTCTTGCGCTTCTACAAGACGAGATACTTCTTGATCTTTTACTTCAGCAATATCTTTTGCTTTAGCAGCAAGATCTTTTGCCTCAGATAGTAGTTTGTCTTTAGCTGCAAGAACTTTTAATAGTTTTTGAGTTTCTGATTTTTCGTTCAAATGCGATGACATGTACTCATTTGCAAATGCTTCAAAAATCTTACGCCCAAAATCATTTTGGCGTGCTGTATCAATGTCTTCTTTCAACTGCGAAATCTCATTTGTCAATGCTTTTTCAACAGTTTCTGAAATCATTGCTGCACTTTTTTGAATAAAGTTTGTTTTAACTTTATTTAGGTGGTCTTTGCTTTCACGTACTAAACGTACTTTTGTTTCAGCAAGATCTTTTTTGTCTTCTTGGAACTCTGCAATCTCTTGTGAAAGTTGATCTACAACAAACTCTTCAAGAACAGCAAACTTGCTTGCCATTGCTCTTTGATCTTCGTGTAGTTCATTAACTTCTTTTGCTAAGTTTTCTGTTACAAATCTTTGCAACATACTTGCATTTTCTTTCATTGCTACTGCATATTTTGCTTTTTGTTCTGCAAGTTGTTTACGATCTTCATGGAACTCTGTCATTTCCTCAGCTAGTTTTTCAGTAACTAGTGCGTCAACGGCTTCAACCATAACACCTTTATCGTGCTCGTATTTTTTTGCAAACTCTTCACGCAGTTCAGCAGTTACAGCCACACGATTTTCATTAACTTTTGAATCAAAAGCTTCTTGAATTTCGGCAGCCATTTGCTCTGTGATTGCTTCGCTCTCTAAAAGGGATTTAAGTGCTTCCATTGTATTCTCCTTTTATTGGAGCCTGCTTATTATATCTAATAAGCTCTCTTTGATGTATTTTTTTGCCTTTGGGTCGCCTGTTACTTCTTTAGAAGTTAATAATGCCTTGTATCCACCTTTTTCGTTCATTATATGCTCGTAAATTGGTGTAGGATACGCACCGGGGGCGCTGGGCTGAGCCACAACGTCCACAGTGATTATTTCAAAGCCCGAAACATCTCCGGACTCGTTTACTTCACCGCTACCTCTAGATGAGACACCTAGTTTAACGCCGCTTTCTAGCATTGTTTTTACTAGGCCTCCCATCGGAGTTGGTAGGATTTTTAGTTTTCCGTAACCATTTGGTCCGTCCATCCACATTTCTGTTACCATGTGACATACACGATCAAGGTTAATATTAAGTCCTTCAGGATGATCAACTTCGCCTAAAACTGAGTAACCGCCGCTTATTTGCTCATTGAGCGTGGTGACAGCCCTGCCAATTTCTTCTACGGGATAAACACGCTGGTTAGCGTTTTTTACGCCGCCTTGAATGCAAATACCTTTCATGTAAAGATCTTTGCCTTCGTTGGCAGACTCAACGACCATTCTAGCTTGGTCAAAACTTAGATTTTCACGTAGTTGAAACATCATTTAGTCCTTATCTTAGCTGCCAATAGTTGATTTTTTATTGTCAGCAGTCTCTGGCTTGCCCTTTTTCTCAGCGCCATGGCCAGGTTCGTTTTTCATGCCAGATTTGGCACTTGTACCGCCTTTAACATTTCTGTTACCTGCGTTATCTTCTTTTGTAGATGGCTGTGCTAAACCGCCTGCTGTACCTTTTGTATCAGCTTCGCCGCCTGCTACGATGTTTGACGTTGTTCCGCCCATATCGTTTTTACCTGCTACTGGTGATTTTGCGTTTGCGCCGTTGTCACCTTTTTTTGGTTCGTCTGCCATTTTGTTAGCATACTCACGCATGATTTCTGCTGCTGATTTGTCTGTTGATTCTTCAACTTCTTCATCTGCTGCTTCTTCTACTTCCTCGTCAGCTGCTTCTTCTACTTCCTCGTCAGCTGCTTCAAATGGCATATCCATTGCTTCTTCTTCAGCTTCGTCGTCATCGCCTTCATCTTCGTCGCCCATCATTTTTTCAAACTCGGCTTGTAGATTTTGGAATGCTGCTTCTAGATCAGCCATTGCTTCTTCTGGACCTTCAGGTGCTTCTTCGTCGTCACCTTCTTCGTCATCATCGCCATCCATGTCGGCTGCAATGTCACCCATCATGTCGTCTGTTTCGTCTCCGCCCATTTCTGGTGCGTCTAGTTCGTCTAGACCAAACATTTCGTCAAGGTCGTCTTCTTCTGACTCGTCAACTTCTTCATCAGTTGCTTCGTCTACTTCCTCGTCTGCTGATTCATCAACTTCTTCATCAGTTGCTTCATCAACTTCTTCATCAGTTGCTTCGTCTAGGTCATCATCTTCTGATTCGTCGACTTCTTCGTCTGACTCGATGATGTTTTGGTAAATCTCACGTGATTTTTCTACCACGATTTCGTGGAATAGCTCTTCTGCACCTTCTTTGTCTTCATTGACAAGACGCTCGAGCATTTCCTCAAACTTATTTAGATCAGTCATGATTATCTCCTTTATTGTCAAGGCTGTCAGTTATATTTACACTTTTTAGAAAAATATGCGTAGAAATGGGCTCATTTGAGCCTATTTTCTAAGCAGTTTAAGAAATATTAAATTGTTTTTTAAAATCTTTTACTGTAATATGTTCTAGATTTGGTATTCCTTCTAAGTTATCTGGCAAAAAATAATCTTTATCTTGCACAACTCTGATATATTTAGTACTAGAGTTTTGTCGTAATATAGTCATAGTTTGACGAGACCAGTTGCCAAAATACGTTGCTTTGTCATTAACTTTTTTATAGTTATCAGTTCCTGCATAGATATTATTAACTAGTTCATGTTTTCTACCTATGCCTTGGTAGTCAAAACCTAAAATATATATAATATCATTTTCATGTTTGCTTGCTAAGTTGAGTGCAGTAGGTCCGCTACTCCAACCTAAGTTAGGATTAAAAAGGTTTAATCCTGGTATGCTTCTTGTATACTTGTTAGGGTTAGTCCATACATTTCCGTGTTGTAAATGGTAGTTTTTGTTGCTTATTTCACGTATCATTTTAGTGTCTACGGCAATCAAATAATCTGGATTAAAGGACCTATACAATGCATTACAACCATATATTCTTCCGTGTGGTCTAAGTAATACAGGATCGATACTTTCTCTGCTAGTTCCATTGCCTAGAACAAATGCTGTACGTCCTATAATCATACTAGGACGTTCTGCTATTTCTTGAAGTTGTTTTTGTTCTTGTCTAGCTTTTTCTAGGCGCTTCCTGGCTTTTCTTTGTTCTTTGGTTTCGCCAGGTATATATTTTTTAACCAACTTAACTCCTACAGTGCTTCCTCAGGTTGCTGTGCTGCAATACCATACATTTGTCTTATATGCACTAAATCTTTTTGCGCCTCTTGTCTGTGCATATCATCTGCCCTACGTGCTTTGTTGATATCTTTAAGTGTAAGTCTAGTTTTACGTGTGTCATCCATATCTACAATTGATTCATCGTCTTCAGCATTATATCGCTGATCTTCAATAGGTTCCATTGTATCTTTGTCAAAGTAATATAGTTCACGTAATATCATAATGTATTTATGCTGTAGGTTCTACTTCAGCACCTCCTCCTACTACTGATGCATTATCTCCAGCCGATACATCATCATCGCCTGTGATTTCATCGCCTTGTGTATTTTCTGCATCTGCACTAATATCGCTGCCTGTAATGCCTGCATCTCTGAGTTGACTTGCTGCATCTTCGCCTGGAACTTGTAGTAGTTCGTCATTTTCTTCACGCCATAACTTTTCGTTTTCGGCAATCTCTTCTTTACTTAAACCTAAGAAACGTTGTAATGCAAATCTGTTTGAAATAAAAGGAATCTGCTGCATTTGAGCAAAAGTTGATATTCTATTGTTGTCAAGTTCTGCTTGACGGTAACTGGCAAAGTTTTGTGGAGGTTGTAATGTTAAGTCAAACATTGACACATCAATGTTTACACCTTTTTTACTTAGATATAGTTTAAACTCTCTGTTAAACACTTCAGTGATTAAACTTTGCAAACGTTCACAATAGTTGTTGAATCGTAGTTCTTGAATGTATGCTGTGCCTACACGCCCGTCATTATACTGACTTGCACTGTCGTCTGCGCCTGTTGGCAAGTAACTCGAAGGAATACGCAAACCACGTAGCAGTTTGTTTGTAAAATATTTCAAGTCATCAATTTCACCTAGGTTAGTACCACCTGGCAGTGTTTCAACTTTTGATCCACGACCTTCGGCAGTCTGTGGAAAGAAGTAGTCTTCGTTGATTGACAGCGGATTATAGCTTGAGTCTACGACTGTTTGACCTCCACCTGTCTTGGATGGGATGCGTCTTTGGTGTATTTCCGTTTTAACACGCTCCACAAACTGCATAGCAAGGTGTGAAGGCATGTTGCCCACATCAACGTAGAATACTCTGCGCTCTGGCGCACG